TATGCACTCCACTGGATAAACTGGTCATACCGAGATTTGATGCGGTACCTCCGCTTCCCACTGTCGTTTGTCCAGACAAATGAGGTAAAGCAGAAATTCCTGATGATGGTGTTATAGCAGATGGTGTAGCATCACCTATAGTTACTGATTCTGTCAAACTAAATGCTGACCCTGCACTTGTAATTGCCTTGTCAGTTTGAATCAAAGCTGGAACGCCATCAGTTAACGATCCAACATTTAATCCACCGATAGCTCCAGAGGTTGTAGATCCTCCTGAAGTTACAGAGGGAGTAATATTATTACCTGATAATGAATAAGTCGTTCCAAGCTTATTTGTAACGCTATATGGCATATCTACAGTAATCTGTGCAGATGTTGTGAACTTTTGAGTTATATCTGCGTAAGAAGCAGGACTAAAAGCTAAAAGTAATAACGGGATTAATTTTTTCATGTTTTTATCATTCATAACGAATTAAAAGTTGATCTCTGCTATATCCTTGTCTTATTAAAGACTGATAATCTTCAAGACTTTTTACAAGAATTTTCCAATCATCATCAATGTGAAAAGCAATAAAACGACCATTAGTTCTAAGAATCATTTTTTGTCCTCCTTTTTATCTACAACTTCAGCCCCTAAAATCTTTATCGGCTGCTCAACTCGAATAGTAGTAAAAGCACCAGACTGTGTAGCAAGTAACTGTTCTACTTCTTTCTTATTCAATGGTTTCTCGTCAGGTTTATATGTTCCATCACCACGTTTCTTTGCACCTTCTAATCCAAATGATGCCAATGCTCCCGTAAGCAAACTGGCAGGGAATGTAATATCTTTTGGTTCGTTACTATAACCTGGAATTGTTATGTAATTAAGGGAAACTATAAAACCACTCCAGCCGACAACTACCAAACGAACCACAACTGAAATAAATGCAAGCTGTTCCTCCTTATCCTCAATGGTTTCTTTCAGTTTTTTAAATGGCCCTTTTTTAGTTTCTTCTGTCATAAATTACATTTATTAGCAATAATAAGCATAATTATATATTAAGGCAATGCCAGAGGTACAAGCAGCGTTAATAGGGGCTGTAATAACAGCCGTAGCTATGACTTTATCCAATATGAGTAATAAAAGAGAAAGAGATATTAGAGATATTTATTTTAGACTTAATAAACTAAGCGAAACAGTCAGTAGGTTAGAAGGCAAGATTCAATAATGTTTGGTATGTTTGAAAAAGAACACAAAACATTATGTCAAAGTTTCTTATAGGACTGTTCATCAAGTTTGGTAGAAGTGAATCTCTACGCAAGGCAGTGTTGATGATGCTGAAAGATGCTTCATCTAAAACTGACAATGATATTGATGATGCAATCGTAAAGATGATTGAAGAAAAACTCTTTCCAGTAAAATGAGCAAAGATACTTTCTTTGATATTGACTTTGAAACTCCAACACCCGAACTGGAGTTATCTGTTGAACTGCGATGCAGAGAAGTCATGCAGAGCAAAAATTTTGACGATGTAAAGAGATACTGTACTCACTTAATAAGACATCAGATGAAACAAGATCTATTTCTTGCTGGTATGTTGGGTCGTCTAGCAGAACTAGAGGCACTAAACGCAATAAGGGAAATGAAACAAGAAAAATTAATAAAAAAGAAAACTATTGGTCGTCAGATAAGGAAGATCTTTCGTATTCCTTAATCTCCTTAATTGTGAAGTCTTTTACCTGTAATTTTGGAATTTTATTAATTTCATAGTTATGTTTAACAATAGCAGTCCTTATATGATCATTGATCCAATCCCCATCATGTACTGTAAGGTCTGCTCTAAAATCTTTAGTTATGTATATCTTGTGATCCACCCCACGAAGCTCTACATCTAGCAATAATCTCACTAAATTTTTTCTTCTGTTGTCCTGCAAAAACTTTAATTTTCTGCCAGATTGTGTTTCCTCTCGCTTCATTTTCTAGTTCACTAATTCGTTTGTTAATAGCATCATATCTAACACAATATTCCTTCATATTCATATTTTCAAAGAAATATTGTCTCTCTAGTTCTGCAAGCTGATGCTGATAATTTTGTATTAAGTCTTTGTTATTCACTGCTTGGATTTTCTACCCTGTATTCTACGTTCTACGGATTCTCTCCACATCAATTCGTCTTTAGCTTCAGCTACCTTATATGTTGTGCTTGGATATATACGTTCTAACTCTTTATACGCTACTTTTCTAACCCAGGCTGTGCCACGGATACCCTCTTTCTCTGCCTGTTCCTCTATCAGTTCTGATCTGTTTGGGTCGATCAGCACTTGATAGTAACTTTTGTTTCCGTGTTTTAATGCCATCTAATACATTACTCTTGTACTACTCTACCACCAAAATGGAAAATCGGCTGCCTCTATTTGCTTTTTCTTATACTTTTTTCTGGCATCCCTCCTTTTCTGTGATTTACCCGAACGTATTTCTATAGCTGACTTTAAATACTCTATTGCACTAGCTAAATCTTTATTAGTGGCTTTAGGGATCTGTTTGTATAGATCCCTCATAAGATTAGCTCTTATATCATCTTGCATAACACACCTGACTCTTGTAGTATTCTACTTAGTCTTAGACCAGTATTCAATGAGCAGCTTCAATTCATCAATGCGTTTCAAAGCTGCCTGAATTTTTTGTTCTGTCGTCAATGTACCTCACTCCATTTGTCACCAACGGATACTTCTGCTAATGCTGGAACGTCACCCAACCATTTCGCTTCCGCTTTCTCCATTGTTTCTTTTAAGATTTCAGCCCATTCATTAGCAATATCTTCTTTGACTAAAAGAATCAATTCGTCATGCACGGCTGCTGCAATCCTTACCTTATCTTCACCTATATCTTTGACTTTGGCCCATAAGTTACCCAATGCACATTTTAATATTGCAGCACCAGCACCCTGAATCGGAGTATTACATCTAACAGTAGTTCTGTTAAGATCGCCTTTCAGGAATCTACGCATATTAGATACTGGAACTCTAGTCTCAGCCCACTCATCATTCTCTGTGGCTCGTGACGTATAGTTCATCTCCTGCTGCCAATCTCGAATACCATTATATGTAGTAAGCCAGTTGTCACGAATCTCAATAGCCTGTTGCTGCGACATAACAACACCGCTACTGCCAGCGTATTTTCTAAGACCTTCCGCTCCTGCACCATACAGTAGACCAAAGTTCGCAGACTTAGCAATCTGTCTGTCGCATCCCATCTGATTAGCGGTATAGTCATGCAAATCTTCACCTCGTCTAAATGCAGCAGTCATATTTTTATCTCTGGCTAGTGCAGCAGCCAATCTAAGTTCCATTTGTGAAAAGTCAGCATCAACTATTTTCCAACCTTTAGGTGCTTGAACACACTGCCTAAACTCTGAATCTCTAGGTATCTGCTGATTATTAGGTTTTATACTGGACATTCTGCCTGTGTCTGCACCAAGCTGCATATAAGATGCTCTAACAAATCCATCGTCTGACATCTTATCCTGTATGCTTTCTATCATCTGTCTACGCTTTTCTCTACGCTTCCAGGTCATAAGTGTTTGGATCGTTGGTGAATCAGCAGCACAATTCTTCAAGGCATCTTTAGCAACACTAGGTTTACCATCACCATTTACAGGAGTGTAACCAAGAACTAATTCAAGTTTTTCTAGTAGTTGCTTTGAGCTTTTAATATTAAATCCTGCGTATTTTTTAGTACCTAATCTGACTGAACCTTCGTCTTTCGCACGTAAATTAAACGAACCATCATCATTTCGTGGTAGCTTCTTGCCCTCTGGTAAATCATTATCAAGTTCTCTGATAAATTCATTACCTAACTCTTTGATGTCATCTTCGTAATCGACACGACATTGCTGTAGTTCTTCACGATTCCAGGGAAGTCCTGTCCTCCACATCTGAGCCATAGCTGGAAGTGCCCGACACTCTAAAGTATATGCTCTCTCTAATTGTGCAGTTCGTATCTTCTGATCTAGCACCTGATCTAACTCAAGTAGTACTTCAATATCTTTAGCAGCGTATGTAAGTTGTTCTTTAGATAAAGTTTCTGCACCCCAATCTGATTTCTGCTGTTCTTTGGATACATCCATATTTAGCTGTCTTTTAGCTAGTGCATCTAATCCATGTTTAGTTTGCGGAATACCATTAGTAAGAAGTCTGCTGGCTAACATACTGCATCTGACAAAACCAGTAGGATGTATGCCATGCTCCTGTAACCAACCAAGATCAAATACTGCGTTGTGAGCTAACCAAAATCTATTGGTACAACTAAAAAAATCTTCTAAATAATTCCAATCGTTCTTCTCTAACTCAAAGCAATCTATAACTACGATGGTCCGTGAAGCATAACACCCCAACTGTAATAGTCGGAGTTTACCTTCTTCTGGTTGTAGTTGTAGTGTTTCTGTATCGAACGCAATACTGTGTGCTGTGTGTAATCTTTTAAGTTCCTCTATCCCGTAATAGACAGAGTATTCTTGTTTGGTCATTGTTGAGGTCATAAGGTGAACCTGAGATATGTACCTTACTACTGTAGCACATTTGTCAACCTAAATAATGCTTTCTTATGTATTCTGGTACTTCATTATGGTAACCTTTATCATCTAAATCTTTGATAAGTGCCACCCACTCTGATCTAAATGCTTCTGTAATTTCCTTATAAGTCTGTGCGAGATAAATACGTCTGCAAGTTTGGAAGTCCAAGTTGTTATTTTTTGGCAGATATGTCTTTAAAAAATGTGCAAGATTACAACTCTTATCTTTCCTGGATTTGTGATATTTGTTTCTCTTATGCCACCTAAATACATACTGTAAAATAGTACTTACTCTATCAGGATCTATCTTGGAACGATATAATTTAGCTTCTCTTTCTGGTGTCTTATCCTTCCAGTTTAAAGGGTCATGTTCCTCTCTGGGTAACATTTTTATAGGTTTATTTAACTTTACTGGAATAGTCATTTCTACAACAGGTGATGTTGCAGGAGCTAGTACAGCTTCTTTTATTTCTGCTACCTCATTCTTTGCGTGAATAGCTTTTAACTGTTCTGTATTAAGTGGTTTTATATTGTGCTCTCTTGCTATATGAGAGAACTGGTCTTTAGTAATTTTTAAAACACATTTTACAAGGACATCTTCCTTATCTTCTTGGAACACTATACTGATAGTATTGTCCTTTTCAGATACATCATGTATCTTACCTGACTGAACATCTATGGTAGATTTTTCAGTTATTATTTCTTCTTTTTTAAACTCCATATAAATATGTAATGAGTTTTATTATTGTAGTAGTTTATTAAAGGTGTGTCCAATAATCTAACTTCTTTTGTAAAGTTTTAACACTAAGTTGTGTGCATATAGAAACATCCATACCATACGCAACAGCTTGTAAAACTTGAGAATGAAAATACTCTGGATCGTGATATTCAACCTGATTCACTCGTTCCACTCGTCTATTTAAGTCGTATTCTGTGTACCGCACAATAGCCAACGGACTATCTTCTTTAGGATGGGTTTCCTCATAAATAGTTACATTTATGGTTCGACTGCTCAATTTTTATTCCTCCCAGAATTTTTCGTTTTTCTCTATATACCCACGGGGGTCTGTGTATAAACCCTCTTCCGTTCCAGTGGAAGCGTTTTCAACAACAATCGGTTTTGTATTAACCTCCTCTTTGTATAAACCTCCATCCGATCCAGAGGTTTTTACAAAACTAGGGTTTTTACAAAAGTCATTGTTATTGAAATCCGTTCCAGTATCTACATTATTAGGTTTATACACACCATTACGGGGTATATCGCGCGGGAGGGATGTAAAAGACTTTGGTAATTCCTTACCAACTGCTTTATAAAATTTGGATGGTCTACCTCCCTTACTTTTTATTTTTGGAACGTCTACTTCTTCAATTAATTTCTGATCCTCTAATTTATTAAGACTGTAAACTATGGCCCGTTTCCTATGAGCACCACCTACTGTATCGTGTTCAACCAAGTCTTTAACGCACCAAGCTTTAGGCTCTGTTCTCATCAAACGCAATATATCCAAAGTATGTTTGTTTGGAGTGTCCACAATAACTTCTTCTGTACGGTCTGGTGCAGGGGTTATAGAGTATGAGTAATCAGGTAATAGGGTAAATATCATACGAAGCCCTTCACGGTCCTCTCTGGACTTCTCAACGCTAACTAATCTGCTATTTGCTGTAAGACCCATCTCAGCAGCATCATTCATAGATAACTTACGCATATTCCATGTCTCATCCACTGCATTTTTAATCGCAGTAGTACCTCTAAACTTACCTTCTTTGGTGTTGTGATGAATAATAATTATCGAACAAGCTGGAAAGTCCTGTCCATTACGTCTAACAAGTTTTTTAATAGGTAACGCATACTCTCTTCTGTTTTCTTCGTAAGGGTTACTGTCATTACAACCATCTAAGCTATCAATAATTATCAGATCATACGCATACTTATTTTGCATTTTCTTAAATCTGCTATACCACTGCATATCCCACTCAGTAATCACCCTGACATTCTTATCACACCCAATCAACTTCATCTGTCTACGCAATATCCTCTCGTTCTGATCCCCATTCAACCAAAGAACCTTACCAGTTGGTACGTTTACTAATCCTCCATAAACATTAAAAGCCTTACCGTGTCCAATGTGCTTGGCTATTGTCTGACACATAGCAGTCTTACCAGTACCACCATCTGCATGAACCAGCAGAGTCCACGGTTTAGGCAACAGCCCAGGAATTAAGTATTCAAAAGGTGTGTCATCCAACTCATCAGGAGTCAAAGGTTTCTGCCCCTTAGTCCTGTTAAACATTTCATGGGTATCAACCAACCTCTCAATCTCAGCAGCATTACCCCTTTTAGCTTCAATAGCTAATTTATGGACCGCCTGATTATGTAACGCAGGGTTTTCATTCTTAGGATCATTGTCAATATCCATATATCGCTGAATGAGATCCTCACCATCCAGCACTTCTTCTTTATATCTAAGTGGGATAGCCTCTACATCTTCGATTAATTTATCTAATCCAACTTCTTTAAATCTCTTTCTATCAGGATCTACTTCATCTGCAAGTTTTATCAAATGAGACATATTGTACTGTGCCCCATTATTTCTCCAAGTCGCATACCATCTAGCAGCACACGGATCTGAATCATTATCCCAACAGTATTCATAGTCAGGATCACGCTTACTCCAATCTCTCCATAAATTAAGACCCTCTTCACCAGGCAATTCATTATTAATCATCGCCCCAATCTCCCACCAATACTGCTCATGGTTAGGACCTTTATATCCAATAACACTCAAGCAACCACTAATAATCGCAATCCTCTCTTCTTTGGTACGTTTACTCCATCTGTTATCTACATACTTAATATCAACATCCTGATTATTTTTCTTGTACTGATCTTTCATACGAGACAACAACCATTCTGGAGCGTCTGGTACAGCAAACAAGTCACCCTCTAATTTATATTTACCTTTACCAACACCATCTTTGTAATATTCACCAGCTATAACACCCTGTCCTCCCCACAAGACTTCCCAACCTTCCTGTCCAGCAGCAGTCTGACTGATAGACGCAACCTCAGTCACAATATCCTGTGGGACTTTAAATAAAAACTTTGCAGCATTTTTACGAAGCGAAGTAACCTTTGGAGCGTTCTTTAAATCTTTACCCCACTTCTTTTCAATAACACCTAAATTTCTATCCACATCAAATATCACAAGACCATCAGACTTCTGACCCGTAAATACACCAATAGCTTTGAACTTATCAGGCTCTCTTTCAATCATTAGAGCCGAATCATTTACTGTAAGTTCTTCCTTCCACGCTCTACCAAACGGCACTTTCCCATCAGAATATCTATCTGGACTTGATTCGTTACGTTTTGGTAACAAAACTCCCTGTGCATATATTGGACAAGTTAACCAGTTTAACGGAATATCTGGAACGAAACTTTTTCTACTCATGTGTTACAATACCTCTTGTAGACTATATGTGTAAACCCTCAAGAAACTCCACTCTTGGGGGTTTTCTTATTATATAACATTGACAATAGTTTGTCGATGTACTACAGTAGTAAGGCAACTTAGGCTACATTAGCCAACACGCATTATGCCTTTCATTTCAGCAAAAGCCAGAGAAGATGCTGCTTCATCAGGTAGTACAAAAGACGGCTACTTAAACCCTTCTAG